TTTTAATTACAGTAATATGCTCTTCTTTAATATCGTTTTCTCCAGTAAAACTGTAAATAGTTTTGTCTGCATAAAAAACATCACCAGTACGTATTGCTCTTGGATGATCTTCGTTAAAATCATCATTATCGTCGTAAGAAGAATATCTTATATGAATATAATTATCACTAGTATTTTCAAAAAACTTAAAGTCAGCAGTCCTTATATATTTACCATCTCTATAATGTCTTAGCGCAACTTCATCTCCATGATTTAATTCATTAGGAAATGTTAAAGCATTTAAATGTTCTTTGTGTATGTAGCCGTACCTACTATACGTTCCATTTATATCTCCTAATCTTGAAGCGCTTGTATTATAAGTACTTGATAATTGAGGCCCTGCCGAACTACCACTCCATTTAGAAGTATCAAAAACGTAGCAACCGTCAAAACTACCTTTTGGAAAAACTAACTGTGTATGCGCCCAATCAAAACCATTTTTTACAGTACCCGCTATACAATTAGCTATGTTTATTTTTTTTGGCTCACCAACACCGTCTGTCCAAAACAATAAACCATCTATTATATTTATACCAGTAATCATTCTTTCAGGAAACTTCAATACCGCAGCCGCAGTATTAACATATTTATCAATAACAACAGGTGTTATATAAGCACTAACATCACCATCTTTAGGTGTAAATTCTATTATTGCTTCAAAGTTTTCTTCTAGCGGGTTAAATTGTTTTTTAACAAAATAATAAAGCTTATTAGTTTTTTCGTCTGCTATAACGCCAACACACTTGCAATTATCAGGTATAACATCAGTATCTCCATCTTTAGTTTTGTATTTTTTTACATTACCTTTAATGCTTTGCACTGTTCCTACATCATCTCCTTCTGAAGTAGAAATTTGTATATTCATGGCATCTCTATATTCTCCGTTTGGAATAAGCCTTTCATCAAGGTCTTTGTTCATTCGACCTTTTAAAAAATTATTCTTAATTTCTGGCATATACTAGTGTTTTATGTGTTTAGATTTACCTCTAAGTATTTGAGTTAATTCTTCTAATTTAAAGTTTGATAATCTAAGTTTAGCCTGTCTAATAGCTGCAAATTTTTCTTTTTTAAGTCTAGGTACTATTTGTTGTGTGTAAGCTAGACCAGAAGCAACACCGTGTAAAATATATCTATACATAGCTTCTTCTGCAAACTTATGTACTACTTGCTCTGCATATGTGCCAAGACTATCGCTTATATAATCTAATATCACAGTTTTTCCTGAAATATTAGAACTAAAATGTATAAATCCTTTTAACTCATCAATATAAAAACTACCGTTTACTTGAGCGTGAGAAGGTTCTAATCCATATCTCTCACCTTCATTAGGCCAATAAATTTCATCTTCATAATCATCATTATTGTTTTCAGCTGGTGTTTGTGATTTGTAATTACCCCAAGTAGTAGACTCAGTTTTTTCTTGTAAACCAGGCGTAGGTAAATCTGCTGTCAAAGTGACGTTATCAACAGTATTTGTTGCTAGCGTTGAAGATGTAGATAAAGTTGTAAACGCTTGTATATGACTTATTACTAAAGCATATATATATTTTTTACCATCACTGTCTAGAGGTATACTTTTTAAATCTATGTTTTCTAAGCTCTGTGTTGATGTTGTGCCGTCTGTAAAGTCAATAAAGCTTGAATTACTATCGTTATCAATTAAGTTAAATATACTAGGATCAACTAAAGCCGCTTTATAATAACCATTTTCAGAAAAAGTTAAATCTGGATTAGTAATATTAGCATTAAAACTTGTTCCTGGAATATTTGTTCCAGCTGGCTCAACAGAAGTAACACCTATTCTAACGGATCCAGCATCGTGAACGCCTGTAGAAGCCGCAACAGAAGTTGCTGTTGCAGATATAGATATTTCATCAAGACCTGTTACATCAACTTTTTGATGTACTAAATAAACCCTACTAGCAATACTACCTTGATATGGAGTTCCTCCTTGTGAGCCATATTGCTTAGAACCATGCGTAAAGGTAAGTTTGTTATTTGTTATGCTTATGCTATCGCCATCTGGCGTGTTTCGAGGTCCAATTCTAACCCATTGATCTAAAGAATCTACAGCAGATTTTAACACACTAGTTTCATCAAATTTATAATTCGTTAAAAGTCTATTAGATAAAACAGTAAAATCATAACTATTATCATCTTCTTGAAGTATTGAAAATGGATTTGATGTGTCTTTTGTAGGATATAATCTATGTTTTATACCAGCACTATCTACACGTGATATTTTAGTGTAATTAACATAATCATGAGGTAAAGACATTTTTAAATCTGCGGGTAATATTATTTCTTGAGACTTTATGGATTTTAGTGTATCAAAACTTAGCTCAGCTAAACCTCTTTGTGCGTAAAAAGCAGCATCTGTACGACTACATTTACGTATTATTTTTTCATCCCCGACATAAACAACCATAAATTGATTTATTATATCTTCTAAATTAACAAATTGATAGCTACCTTTATTAGATCCTTCGTAATATTCTCTTGGAAGTTGACTTTGTAAAACCATTTATTATTGTTTTTCTTGTTGTATTTTATTAACTTCTTTTTGTGCTGCCACTTGAACAACATTATAATCTTTTATACCAATACCAGCTAGTTGTAATATTTTTAAAACTAAAGTTGTTTCTTCTGAAGCATGTAGTTGAAAATCTTGATGGTCTGATGCACTTGGGTTGTATAGAGGTTTTGAATCAACAACAACATATGTCCAAGCTGCTTTTTTAGGTTTAGCTATATAACTAACCTTATACTCAGCACCAACTACATCTGGAATAACATATATAATGTCTGATTTAACATAGTATATAGGTCTGTTTTCAGTAGGTCTTGTAAGAGGAGTATTAGATATTCTAGTATATTCCATGTAGCTAACTTCTTCAACAACTACGTTGTTAAGAAAAGCAGAAGAGTATTCTGGTAAAACGCTAGTAGTAACACTACCTATAGCGTAAAAATTAGGATCACCTAAATCATCTGTTAATTGTTTTAAATCAAAAACGTTTGGTAGATTTACTGATTGTGTAAACGGATATATTTTTTCACTATTATAATCTTCTTTATCATTCATATATTGCTCAAAAATTTCCATTTGCGCTTGATTAGCATATAGATTAAATTCTTGAGGCGTTATATAACCTCTTTGTTCTTTGTTAGCTGTTGCTAAAATTCTTTGATATACTGTATCTACACTTATCATATTTTTTTATTTTGTATTGCGATCGCCCCGAAGAGCGACCGCTCTACAGTTTGATTAATTTAATCTTTTTTCAATATTTGTATATATCTCCATACCTTCATCGGTTTTAAACCAAGCAGCTAAAGCAGAATAAGGATGTTCATCAAAAGGAACGTTCATTAGTTTTCTATCAGTAGAACCCCAAGTAAATGTTCTTTGATCTTGAGAAAGTTTTAATATACCCATTTCAGTAGCTTTTATACCAAAATTTCTAAGTTGTATATTTTCATCATTAGCTAATTCTAAGAACAAAACAGGATTGTTTTTAGCAAATACTAATAAATCTCTTTTAAGCTCTTTAGAACTCATATCTGATACCTTAGAACCTAACTCTACACGCATCACAGCTTCTGCCATATCTATATCTAAGTTTAAGGCAGCGTTTAAAGCTTCTATTTCCATCTCTATAGTTTCAACCTCTTGTTTAGCTATAGCTTGAGGTTTTAACTCGTGATATATAATATCTTTACCAGGATGGTATAAAGACAAAAGTTTTTGTAAAATTGTTTTTTCTTTAGGAACATGCAAAACTCCGTTTCTAAATATAATGTGAGATAATCTTTGATCACCTTGCATTTCATCAACAAATGGTGTTTTTTGATTCTCACAATATTTTAACTCTCTTTCATAACCTTTTTGTTCATCAAACCAATAAACGCCAGCGGCTTTTATAGATTTACTTAAAGGTCTTTTTCCATTTTTTAACAAATAAGATCTATCTTTTATTTCCCAAGTTGGTTTTTTAATTTCAACTTTTTTAGGTTTTGGTGTTGTAACAGTTGGTGTTTCAACAACAGGTACCTCTACCTCTGTTTTTTGTTTTTTTGCCATAATATAATATATAATAAAATTAATAAAAAGAAAGGTTCGAGGCCGAAGCCTCGATCCTTAATATAATAAATGCTTAGTTCATTAACATGAAGTTATTAGCACCTTGAACAACCATACATCTTTCAGACAAGAAGTTGACTGTCATTGCATCTAAATCAGATGTTACAGCTCCAACAGAACCAGTAATCCAAGTTTTCATTTGTCTTGACTCTGTGTTTGAAGCTCTATAACGTACGTGTAAAAATGGACGCTTAAGATTTCTACCTAGTACTTCATCATAAACAGAAGAAACACCAGCAGGTATAATAACACCTCTAATAGCTTCACCACCAGTAGCACCTTCGTTAATACCACCTCTTGTTGCTAAGTCATTTAAGTATTTCCAGTCAGACTTGTAGAAGTCATAAGAACCTCTTCTGAAACCAGAGAAACCTAAATTTAATGCCATATCCTCAGAGTTGTTAAACACTCCATAAGAAGTACCACCAGCTCCGTAAGAATTCATAGAAGCTAACATATCATCAAAAGCAAGAGCAGTAGCTCTATTAACGAATAACATGTTTTCTTCAATAGCACCGTTTTTATCAAACTCAGCTAAAATAGCATCAAACTCAGCTAAATCAGTAGCAGCGTTAACACCAGTTACACCAGAAGTTTGATGACCTCTAGAAGTAATAGCAGCAAATAAACCTTCAGTACCTGCTGTACCAGCACCACCATCAGTTGGTAATGCAATAGCAGAATCTGCAGCTACTTTTTCAGATTCAATCATACTCATTTCTAAGTAATCCATAAACCTTGCTCTAGTATCACCTTCTGCTTTTAAGTACCAGTAGTAACCATTTTGACCATCTTCACCAGAAACTTCAACCCAACCTATTTGAGATACATCAGATCCTGAAACCTCGTACATATCTTTTAATATAATTGGCTTGTTAGTAAATGTAGTAAACTGTGGCTCATTAGCTCTACCACCTACATAAGCAGTTCCTTTAGCGTTTTCAGAACCAAATACTAGTATTCTACAATCATTATCAGAATCAGCAAAACCTAAGTCACTTAAGTGAGCATTAGCGTAAGGTTGTACTGTAATAGTTTGGTTACCTGCAGCAGCAACGCTTACACGAGCTGTAACAGTTTGTCCACCACCTGCAATTAATACTTGATCACCAACTCTAACACCGTGAGTTGTAGTTTGTGCTACACCGTCAATATTGTGTGTAATATTAACAGTACTAGCTGACGCGTCTAAAATATCGCATCTATAAGATAAATGTAATCTACCTTGTTCTGACCAAATAACTTGATCAGCCGACATAGCTTCTTCTGCACTAACTTGAGATAAAAACCCTGATATAGTTCTCTTACCGAAAACTTCAGCTTCTTTTTCTATTAAGTCAGGAAGATATTGCTGTGCCCATCCATTATTTTGGATATCTAAATAATTCTCAGAAGTAGCCGCTTGTACTGCTGCGCCTCTACTTTGAGTTGCACTTGTAATTGCCATAATTTTTTAATTTTAAATTGTTATTTGTTGTTTTTAATTTTAAACTTAAAATCAGAAGAGTTATCACCCAAAACTCTTACTTTTACCCCGCCAGCATCAATTACACCATGAGACTGTCTTGGATTCATACTAACATTTTTAGCTTTAGCAACACTATTTTTTGTCGCATCAGCTTTACCTTGCTCGTAAAAGTGTTTTGCAACAGCATCAGCATTCATAGCTGTAAATAAAGATTTATGATAACCCTTAGCATCTGATAATGTAGAATTTTTATCTAAAAACTTTTTAGTAAAATTATTTATATCACTTTGAGTTGTTTTAATCTCTTCAGCATTGTTTACGTTAAACCTATATTTTTTATCACCGACATTGTATTCAAAACCTTTGAACTTGTCGTTAAAAACTTCATTAGTTTTTCGTGTAAAAATATCAGAGTTCTTTTTAACTGTTTTTTGATTTGCTTCTGACTCTTTGTTGTATCTATTAAAGAAGTTTACAGCTTTTTGTTGTTCAGGCGTAAGCTTTGAACCAGCTTTAATTTCTTCATAGTATTTGGACTTTTGCCCGTCCAAGTGGCTTCTAGCGCTGGCAACTTGCTCTTTAAACGCTAGTTTTTTTCTTCGTATTTCTCTATCAGTATCTTCTTCTTCATCTACTTTAAAAGTATCTTCCATTAAGAAGTTTATTTCATCATTAGTTAAATGAGGTTTTGTTTGTTTGTAGTATTCGTATAAAACATCATTGTCTTCTAACTTACTATAATCTTGATTAAGTTTTACGTAATCGTTTATATCACCACCAGTTTCATCTATAAAGTCAACTAACTTTTGAATATTTTCTGGTAGCGGTTTACCAGTGGCTTCTGCTTCAGTTATAGCTTCTTCAACTTTTTCTTCTACTTCAGCAACTTCTTCTTCAGTTGAATCTTCAGTTACTTCTTCTAATACTGCTGGTTCTTTTTGTGCTTCAGCTTCCGGTTGTATTTCTTTTTGTTCTTGTGTGGGCTCGGCATTTTCAGGCTCTGCAACCACTCCGCTGTCGTCAGCGTTATCTTCTTTATTTTCATTTTCTTCTGGTTTTAATGGTTTACTTAAATCTACTTTTATAACACTATCATCTTCAGCAGATTCAAACTTAGTTTTATCAACTTGTTCGGTTGTTTCTTGTGTAGTTTCTTCAACTACGTTTTCTTTATTTTCTTCCATAATATAATATAATAATAATTAATAAATTTACTTAGGATCAAACATACCTAAGTCAAAGCCACTACCTAGTATATCATTACCTGAAGATTCAAAGTTTTTAGGTGCTTTACCTGATTTTCTTTGCTCTATCATTTCACTTTGTTGTGTGGCTTGTATTTTTGTTCTTTCGTCTTTACGATCTTCTTTTTCTTTTTCTCTTTGTTTTAAATTATCTGACTCAGCACCTCTAAGTTGCATGTTGTATTGAAACTCTAAAGCCATTAACTCTTTTTTAATATTTGCTTCTGCTTGTAACTTTTGAATATCAATACCAGCTTTTGCTTGTTCTAACTGAGCTTGACTTTGAGTCATTACTTGATTCTTCTGTAATTCAACTTGAGCTGCTGCTTGAGCTGCTTGTGTGTTAGATTGTGTTTGAGCTTGTATATTTTCTAGCTGCATTTGTCTATCGCGTTCTTGTTTTTTCTTTCTACGTATTTTTAAAACTTGATTAGCTAGTTTAATATTTTTTATCTCTCTAAGATCAATAGCATCTTCAAGCTCTATGCTTTGTTGTTGTAAAGCCATTTGTATATTATTTTCAAGTCTAGCTTTTTCTTCTTCGTCAGGCTGTAAGTGAATAAATATACCAAAATCATACAAGTGTAATTGTTTCATTTCTTCTAATGTGGCAACGTTATGTGCACCGATAGCATGTATAAAAGCATCTGCCGTTGGAGAGTATTCTAATATATCAGATATTCTAAGTGACAAACATTCTGCAGTGTGTGCTGTTAAAAACAAACCAGCTTGTAATATGTGTCTTGTAGCTGTATTTGAATTTGCCGCTGCTATTTTTTGTATACCTACTAATGCGTTTTTGTCTGGCATACTACCGTCTCTAGCCTCGTTGAGACCAGTAGTGTCTCTAATCATTTGTAAGTAATAATTATAGTTTGCTATTAATGCTTGCATTTTGCCAGCGCCATTACCAGATCTTATTTCTTGAACAGGAACTTTACCAGGATTTAAATCACCTTCGCTTGTAAACGATCTACCAATAACACTACCTGTTTGAAAGAACATGTTCAAGGCTTCTTGTGGATTATAGTTTGTACCATTACCTAAATCTATTTCAGCTAAACCATCAGCATCTAAATAAACACCGTCAGGCACCATACGTGACATTACTTGTTGTAGTTTTAAATGTGTAAGCTGTATCATATCAGCAAAACCGGTTATACGTTTAACTAGACTTTCTATTCTACCATCATACATACGCGGCGCTACTATAGCATAATTCATTTTAACTTTAGTGTAATCGCTTTTAGGACGCATCATGTTTTTTGACATTTCCCATTTAAGTAGTTTATTACTGCCTAGTATTAAAGCACCTTCATACAAAACCTCTATAGATCTCAACAGCCTTGAATAACCAACTTGCTTGTCTTCTGGCGGATTAAACTCATCTGTTTTATTTATAACTTTATCTGCACCAGTACCTGTTTCTTTTATTTTGTATACTTCGTTCATATAAGTTTTATAATTAAAATATAAAACTTGTATTTTATTTATGTCTTCTTTGTCTGAGTTATATCTACTTCTATTACTGTTTCTGTGGTAAGACTTAGTGTCCATTATTTCTTCAATATCAGACTCTGTTAAATGTGGAAATTGTTTTGCTAGCTCATTAACAGGTATTGATTTAACTTCACCAACGTAATATATATCATCAAAATAAGGAGAATCTGTATAAGAATACACAAGGTTTGCTGGATCAACGTAATTTATAGTAACACCTTCAGATGTTGTAAAATCAGTTTTAACAGCACCAATACCAAGCACTGTTAAATCATAATAAAAACGTTTTTTAATTAACTCATATTTATTACCTTCAAATAAAACGTTTAAAGCTTGTTCTTCTGCTAATTCAACAGCTTGTTTGTAGTTTAACTGCATATGTATACCTAACTCTTCTTCTGATCCAGGTAAATTTTGCTCTTCGCTTTCTCTTATATTAACACCAAACCTAGAACTTACCTCATTGTTAAACTCTTGCATTTGCATGTCACTAAGTATACGCTCCATATATTTAGTTCTTTTTTCAACACCATATGGATCTTGTGAAAATGCTTTTATATCGTAAGTTCTTTCAGCTATACCGTTAACAACTATATCTACAAATTTAGGTATAATAGGTACAGGCGTCCAGTCTAAATTTAAATAAGATAAATCACCATTAATAGATAATTCATCTTTATATTTTTGTATTGACTGTTCACCTCTTGCATACAACCTTAAATTATGAAAGTTATTATTATTATTTCTATATCTATTATTGTTATTATCGTCATTAAACCACTCTACCTCTATAGCTTTAGCGACTTTTAAACCATAATCATAGCTTAACTTTTCAGCATCACTTACCGCTTGACTAGGAAAATAACTTTTATTAGAATATCCCATACTTACTTTATTATTTGTGAATTTGTTCCATTATTATTATATCTGGAAATATTTATATTTAACTTTGGTTTTTCAACCTTAGCGTTTGGTCTATACAAATGTCTATTACAAGCCATTATAGCTAGACCACTACTTATTGTAGCATCAAACTTTGTTCTTTTATTTATATCAAACTTAGCCCAATCGTTTAGTAATTTATTAAAATATAAGTTACCAACACTACCATCTTGTTTTATACCAACATGATCTTGTATATACATTTCAATAGCAGCAGCATGAGCCTGCTTTATATCTTCACTAGAGTTTGGTATACCACCTATTTCTTTTTCAGCAACAGATAACTTGTTCCAAACTTTATCTGGTCGGTTCATACTAAAACCCCTGTAACCTCTACGTCTTAAATAGTATAATAATCTAGGTTTATTATTCTCTGCAAGTATTGGCATACCATAAAACACTAAAGACATCAACACATCTTCAAAAAATATTTCAGCCGTAGGTGGTCTTGATAAGTATTCTAAAAAGAAGCTGTTAGCTGGAGCGTCCTCCATACTGAACTTAGTAAGTCCGTGAAGTGCTCCTTTTGAACCTTCACCATCTACGGTCCCGGATATATCATATGAGTCACATCCAAAAGCACCCATATGTTCATTACCAGGATATTTTATACCATTTTTAACTACCACTCTATTTTGTAATTGCTGTTTAGGTGTCCAGCTTATTTTAAACCTACCTTTTGGATCTG